CTGTTTCAGTACAACCAATTTTTACTATATGAGCAGGTGAACCATCTAGTATAACATGATCGCTTTCATTGAATGCTTTATTAATTCTAAATTGCATTCCTTTAACAAATGATTGAATCCAGTCTTTGATCCACATTGTTATAACAATAGATATTAATAATGCCATCCATGGCATTAACATCTCGCTCATATTTACAGAAAAATTATTTATTGGATCCATTTAATTTCTTACCTTTAAGGACGTTTCTTGCATTGCCTCCCAATAGTTTAGTCAATTCAGATGTATTTCCTACAAATAAATTATTATTAATTGTTCTAGGATCAATTTTTTCATCAAATAAATCCTTTGCTTTCACTTGCAAATCAATCAAGTCTCTATTTGTATCTGTCATTGTTTTAATTATTTGACCAGCAACCTCATAGGCTCTTGGTGATTGACTTTGATCTGCTAGATTTAATATACCATCTAAAGCATCTCTACCTCTTTCAATTAAATGATAGAGATTTTCTCGCGAGTATTCTAAATCTTTTTCTGGAATATTATCAGAAGGCTTTTCCACAATAGCATTTACTGGTTTAGGATCATCTACTATTGGTGTGAGGTCTAAACTAGCTGCTATTTTATCTTCCTTAGGCTGTTGTGTTTGCACTGAACCACTCCTCAAAGTTATGTATGTATCCATAATCATCGTCCTCATCAATATTGGCTATGCCTACTGTTGCGGATGCGTTGGATGTTGGGCTTCCATTTGCCAAAAGACCTGGTGTCGTAGTTGTTCTACTATGTAAATAATAACCACTTGATGATGTATTTGTCACATTAACATTAGCAATCACAGTATTAGATGCGTGTGAGTTTGCATATAAATTAGATGTATCCACATGAGTCATAACATTAGCAGTTTTAATAATACCAGATTTTCTAAGCGGACCCCATAAATAACCTTTGAGTGTGAAATTTAATGTATGGATTAATGCTCGTCTTGTTTCAAAGTCTCCATCATAAGTATCTTCTGTACTTACTCCTTGAAGAACGATTGGGATATCTTGCTTCCAATTCATATCTGGAATCAGAGTCATGGTTATCGACCACTCAGGAGTAAAAAAGGGCAATATTTGTTCTAATATTTGTGTTGAATCTTCTGCATATCTTGTGTAAATATTTAAATCAAAACCTATATCATATGGTACGGGATTATATGCAGCATATATTTTAGATTTATCATCTGTGTATGCAGATACATTCCTATGAATTTTATTTAATTTTCTTTCTGCTGCATATGTAAACGATTGCATTTCAAAAGACATACGTGGCAATACCATTCCAACTTTTTTTGAAAGATCCGGATCTTGCTCAATCCTGGCCAATGCTTTTTCTCTCGGAGCATATGCCAAAGGTACTTTAATATCTTGAACAACATTACTACCCGCATCTTTTCTTTGAACAATTATATCATTAAACAATGTACCAAAGACGATCACATATTTACGTAAATGCTCGTGATAAAATGTATGACCTAACATTAGAAGGTACCGCCTTCACTAAATGGATCTGCATCACTAAAGTCTAATATTGCATCGGCATCTGTTTCAATTTGTATATTATCTGAATCCGTTACCGTATCAAAGTCTCTCGAAGCAGTATCACTTGCATCGCTTCTATCTTCATCTTCAGATAGAATTCTAAGATTATCTTCAGTAAATACTGGTGTTATACCATCTTCTGCCGTTAATTGTACATCGAGATAGATGTCAGTACTAAATGTAGTTTCAATAGTATCAACTTCGCTGAATCCTGTATTAAGTCTTTCCCCACTATATTCAAACGATTCACAAACAACATCATAGAATTGCAACGAACCCATTTGATAAAATACTGGTTCGTGCTCTACGAATCTAACTACAAATGTTTTTTTATTAAGAGGTAGGTAAATTAAATCGCCCTCTCTTGGTCTATCAATCGATTGCTCAGATCCTACTGTCTCAGCAAAAGCACGACGTGCAATAGAGAACGTAACTCTATCTCTAATCTCAACACCAAACCTAGATAAGAAATCACCTTCTCCCTCAAATCCTTCAACATTTCTAATATACATTTCAAGTTCAGTATAACTACCATAATATTTTTTTCTTGATTCACCTAATATATCATCAGTATCGTCTTCAGTAAACGCCATATATCCACAATCAATCCCATACAGCTTTATTGATTCATAAACAAGATCATTAATCAGATTTTGTTCATCTGTATTGGTAAATTTATTAAAGAATAGGTTGGTACCTTTATGAGTAATACTCGACATTCAATTAACCTATCATGTCTGCAACTGGTAATGAGAAACTAGATATCATCTCTTGCTCCAAGGCTCGTTTATCTTCTACCCCTTGTTGGTAAATTTGATCACCATTAAATTGTATACCACCAGGAAGTTGCATACCTACAAACTTAGATAGATTTTGACCCCATTGGACTTTAAATAAAGAAGTAGTATATCTCATTAACCATCTATCACCATACACATCGGTATAAGTTTCCGGGTTAATTTTAGCATATACTTCTGCAATCAAATAAAATCCAACTTCGACTTTGCCCCAATCCATATCAATGTGTAATTTATTTACATGTCTATTATATCTAAGAGGTTGCTTGCCAATCAATATTTCTTCTATGAATCTAATATTCATAAAATTCATATAAAATGGAACGAGATCATATCTTGACAAATCATACAAATCATTTAATGCGATTTGATATCTAACATTAAATAAATTATTTGTACTCGTCGCATCGCCTATGTCAAAAATATTTACAACACCAATAATATTACTATCAGATATAGTAATATAATTATTGGTCTTATCATCAGCTGTGACAACATGCTTAAGAAATGTTCTTTCAGATCCATCAAAATGATAATCTTGATAGTATGCTAATGCCTCATCAATACGATCTTCCATTTGATCATCATCGATATTAACCTCAATAACAGGCTTGCCTAATCTACGTAAGCAAAACTCTTTTAATTCGGCTCTTGTGCTTGGTACTGCCATTTGTTATCCCCAGATTTTAGTGCCGCTAGAATTATAGATTTCCAATGCATTGCCATTACTATCTTTAAGGGAACCTCTAACATGTACATTGTACAGATTAGCTGTTGATGTTCCTGTCATTGTTACATTAGCTACCGTGTTAACAGCTTGTTTAATTGTTCCAAAATATACATTAGCCGCTTTAATTTCATTTATAGAAGAAGTTGAATTGGCTACGAGTGCTTGGTTAGCAGTTAGTGTTCCGGGAGTTCTTGTACCACTGATTGCAACTAGATTAGAAGTATTACTTGCTTCTCTACCAATATGAAGTACTTGGCCATTAGAAGACCATGCCAACTCACCAAACTCTAGTGTAGTAGGTGTAGCTGTATTTGCTGATCTTTTTACTTGAATTGTACCAGCCATTAAAATGATCCTCCATCTAAATTTCTTTTGTCAGCTTTATACGTATCATCAGCCTTATTATATCTAAGTACATATGTATTTGCATTGCCGGTAAGACTAACATCATCCGCATCAGATAAAAACTCTGCTCGTCTAGCTAACACCTTAGCACTAATAGATCCTGATGTTGATAAGGTACCTGCTACATTAGCTGTATTCATTAGAATGTTCCACCATCAGCTGCTGGACTTTGTAACAAATATAAATCTCTATCAGCATTATATACTAATATATTATTGTTTGCTCTACTTACTTCTCTCACATCTTCCAAACCATCTAACCTTGGACTTGGACCACCACCAGTGCTACGAACTATTTTTACAGCAAGCGCAGTTGTATTTGTTAGTACCGTATTGTTGCTTGTAAGTGCCATTGTTATTTTGTCACTTCAGGCGTAACTGTAACTATACCCTCTACCACACGAGATCTAGTACCAGACCCGGACTCTACCTCAACATCATATACATACCTACCAGCAGTTATAGCGGCCGTATTACTAAACGGCAACGACAATGTCAGCTGTCCATTTGTTCCACCATTAGCAATAGTGAATGTTTTTGTAACAGACGATGACGTATGATGTTTTCTTATCTGTGCATTTGCACTATAACCAGTCAAATCTATCACAGCACCATCTGTATCGGTAACTGTGACTACAGTGGAAAACGTAGTTCCCTGATCAAGAATTATATCAGCTCGGGCAGCCATAGAAGTGCTCCTTTTTAGTTTAGCTATATATATTTATAAGTATGAATTACGAGAAAATATGATTTTAAGGTGATTGTGTAGTGCTAAAAAATACCGCAAACCAAATACTTCCCGATTATTTTGTTCCAGCACGTGGAACAATAATGGATTACTATAGACTAATAGCTAACTCTCATAAATGGAAAAACTATTTAGTTATAACCTATACTGACAAATACGAAGGATATGAAAGTACATTTAAATTTAGAGCAGCATTGAAAAAAAGAATTCCATTTGATTATGAATCTCAATTAAGAGAACATATAATGAAAAAATCCAATATGAGATTTGTTAATCATGGACGTGATGGATTAGAAGAGTATTATTTTCTTGAAGATCATCACACGCTTCTTCACATCCTAGTAAGTAAAAGAGTAGATACCCTTACATTATTATACAAAGATATAAAATTTGAAGAAAAGATTGATGAATATTTAACTATTAAAAGAGCTTTTTATTATGAGTAAATATAATATTTTTGTTGTGAAGACTGTGACAGAAAAACCTAGAGAAGGTAGGGACAAATATAGAGACTCTCATGTGTGGGATATCTTTTGGCAAGTCAAAAAA